TAATGCCGTTAACATAGAATTTTTAAAAAAAAGAACTGAGAAGTTAACTGAAGACGTAGAGAAAATAATTAGAAACGGGAATGGTCATTAATGATAGAGACTGTATTCGCATTAATCTTAACTTTAAATGGTTCTATGATAGAGCATGTATATAAAAGCAACCTCAGCGATTGTTTGAAATCCAAGCGTATTGCGCAGAACGAGGTAAATCCTGAAAGAGTTGTGTTTTCTTGTAAAAAAGTAAAGGCTAAAACAGAAATATACATGGATCGAAAAAAGATTGTTAAAATATTACCATAATGGAACCAATCTGTTATATATTTTTAATGCTATGGTTGATGGGAATATCTGAATAATGGAAAATTATATTGTTGAGCCATTTTTACCCATCAATACTATAATAGCTTTTATTTTATTATGTGTAGTAATATGGTATGGTTTAAATGATAAATGAGTTATTTAAATGCAAACATACCTGTCGAGTATGCACAGATAAGAAGGGAATATCTTTATGATCTTAAAAAACATCATGGAGAAGTTGAAGATTGTATTATTTTCGGCATATCGGCTATTACGGGGCGTAGCCCTCTTTTTCATTGTATTATGGAAAATGGAGCTGTCTTCTACCGTCTCCCGATTAGTGCATTCATTCAAAGAGGATTTAAAGCGGATGATGTTCCTAAACGTAGGCTTGATGAGTTGGTTTTATGGAACTGTTTTAGTTATTATCCTGCTGTTCATTCTTGGGACATTTTAGAGGCACAAAGTGGAAAATACATAGGCAAAGATAAAAAATGGCATTATGGTAAATATTTATTTACTATTGATTTTGCTCATCCTGACCCAAACATCTTAGATACAGATCACTCTGAAATACCACATGAGCATAAGTGTGCACATGTATTAGCACTAGATGATGGTAATTATGCAGCACAACCTAATAATAGATTAATTTGGGATATACCATCGTTTACAGTAAAAGATAATATACCTGATTGGAAAGTACAAACTTCAGAATGGAATGTTGAGGATACAAGTAAATGGAGAACTGAGGACACTGATAAATTTTTCTATGAAATTGAAGAAAAGAAAAAATGAAAATAATTGATAATTTTTTAGATTTTAAAAATTTTAATCATTTAAAAAATTTAGTATTTTCTCAAGATTTTCCGTGGACGTATAATGAATATTGTATAGATCCTCCAGCTCCACAAATAAATCAATTTACACATGTTTTCTTTTGGGATAACGTAGCACGAGAAACATATCCTCTTGTTTTACCAATAGTAAATAAATTAAACCCAAAAAGTATTGGTAAAATAAAAGGCAATTTAAATTTAAAAACAGAAAAAATTATGGAAACTGGTGTGCACACTGATACAGCAGATGAAAGATTTACCTCAGCTGTTTATTTTTTAAATGATAACAATGGATATTGTAGAATTGGTGATCAAAAAATTTATAGTAAAGAAAATTCTATTGTCATTTTTAAATCTAATATTTTACACACAGGATCAACTTGCACTGATAAAAACAGACGTATTTTAATAAATTTTGTATATATTGACTAAAAATAAACAATTACCTTGTATTTACACTCTTTTAAAAAAACACTAGAATAGTCACAAGATGAAATTAACGGCTAACATAACTTTAGACGAACTTACGAAAAGCCAGGTCGCTGAGAGGAAGGGAATCAATAACAATCCCAATCCAGCCCAAATAGAAAATTTAAAAGCATTGGCTACAAACATATTGCAGCCAGTTAGGTCTCATTTTGAAAAACCATTAATTATATCATCAGGATTCCGTTGTGCTCAGCTGTGCATAGAGATAGGTAGCGTACCCACCAGCCAACATGTTGCAGACAATGGTGCAGCCGCAGCAGACTTTGAAATACCTGGTGTAGACAATAGAGAGCTGGCTTTGTACATTAAGAACGAGCTAGAATACGACCAACTCATTTTAGAATTTTACCGAGATAACGAACCAACTTCGGGCTGGATACATTGTAGTTATTCTAACGATCACAATAGAAATCAATCATTGCGTGCTCAAAGAATAGATGGTAAGGTTTCTTACACACCATGGATGGAATAATATGCCAATAGGTAGAGGACAAATCCCTGCTCAGATTGAAGGTAAACTTAGAGGAGCTAGAGGAGAAAAAAGAAAAGTTAGGGTTTATTCTAAAGGAGGCGACCCAAAAATAGGAACTGGTAAAAAACCAAAAGGTTCTGATAGAAGATTATATACAGATGAGAATCCTAGAGATACTGTAAAAATTAAATTTGCTACACCTGCTGATGCAAGAGCTACTGTAAGAAAAGTCAAAAACATTAATAAACCTTTTGCTAGAAAAATACAGATATTAACAGTCATGGAGCAACGTGCTAAAGTGATGGGAAAAAGACAGGTGGTTAGCATTGCAAATCAAGCAAAAAAACAAATTCGCAAAACTCGTAAGGTCTAGAACCTTTCGACCTAAAGTGATACAATCCAATAAGTTGTACAACCGTAAAAAGGAGAGAAAAAACACTCTCAATGCGGCCGCAAAAGAAGGAGAATAAAATGACAAAATTATGTCCAAGAGGGAAAGCTGCAGCGAAAAGAAAATTTGCCGTGTACCCGTCAGCATACGCGAATGCATACGCTTCAAAAATTTGTGCAGGTAAAATTAAAGATCCTTCTGGTAAAAAAAGAAAAGATTTTAGAGGACCAAAACCAGCCATGAAGGGTGGTATGATGAAGTATGCTAAAGGTGATCAAGTTAAGGTAAATAAAGTTGCAGGAGCTTTAAGAAAAGCATCTAAACTTCATGCTGCGCAAGCGAAAACTTTAAGCACAGTAAAAGCTAAAGAAGGCACATACATTGGTTCCTACATTAAAAGCGAAATTGATGGAAAAAAAGTATCTAATAAATCTTACGAAAGTTATTACAAAGGTATGATCTAATGGCTAGAGGATCTTGCTGGGTTGGGTATGAACAAAAAGGCATGAAGAAAAAAGGAAATAAAATGGTTCCAAATTGTGTACCAGCAGGAATGAAAAAAGGAGGACTAAAAGAATGGTTCAGACAAAAATGGGTAGATATTGGGAGCAAGCGAAGCGATGGTTCTTTCGCAAAATGTGGAAGATCAAAACAACTTGCGGATGCGAAACGAAAGTATCCAAAATGCGTGCCTCTAGCGAAAGCAAGAAGAATGACAGAGGGGCAAAGAAAATCTGCCGTTGCAAGGAAACGGGCCGCTGCCAATGTGGGACCAAAACCAACTAACGTTAAAACTATTTTAAAAAGAGACATGGGTGGAGATATACGTAAAACACAAAAAGGAAAATTTGGATTTAATTTATTTGAAGTTTCAAATATCCAAGTAGATCCTAATTTAGCAAATTTAGAAAAAAATATTAGAAAGACAAAAGCAAAAATTAACCCTGAATTGAATTACAATACAATTTATAAAAAGGGCGAGTTGGATATAGGAATTAACAAAGATAGACTAAGAATAGGATTTAAAAAGAGGTTTTAATTATGGCAACATCAGGATCAACATCATTTAATTTAAATATTGATGAAGTAATAGACGAAGGATATGAAAGATGTGGTTTAAGACCTATGGCTGGTTATGATTTAAAAACAGCTAGAAGATCTTTAAATTTATTATTCGCTGATTGGGGAAATAGAGGTATTCACCTTTGGAAAGTTCAATTGAACGAACAAGCATTAACTGCGGGCACGGCAACTTACACAGTGGCTTCTAATGTAAATGATGTTTTAGAGGCCTATATTTCAACTACAGCTGCTGCAGGCGATAATGCTAACACACAAGATGTAGCTCTTACAAAAATAGATAGATCTGCATATTCAGCTTTACCAAATAAATTAGCTACAGGTCAGCCTTCACAATATTATGTTGACAGACAAACAACACCAAAAATTAGTTTGTATGTTGCACCTGATGCATCAACTTACACAACTTTAAAATTTTACACAATAAACAGAATTGAAGATGCTACAGCTTACAATGATCAGCAAGCAGATGTGGCTTATAGATTTTTACCATGTATGTGTGCGGGTCTTGCTTATTATTTATCCATGAAAAAAGCACCTGATAGAATACAGGCAATGAAATTAATTTATGAAGATGAACTTAAGAGGGCTTTGGAAGAAGATGGTCAGAGAACATCATTATATGTTTCTCCACAATCATACTATCCAAATTTATCATAATGGCTAAATACGCGAACGGTACTAGATCACAAGCAATATCTGATAGAAGTGGACAAGCCTTTCCATATCAAGAAATGGTTACAGAGTGGAATGGTTCTTTTGTACACATATCTGAATTTGAAGAAAAGCATCCACAAATAAGAAGAAAGAGAACCGTAGCTGATGCTATAGCGTTACAAAAAGTTAGACCCATGAGATTTCAACAACCTAAAACTGTGGCTTCTAATGATGTTACATTAGCTGATTCAGGAGGCACTTCTGTGGGAGTGGCAAATTTAACTTTACCTGGAGACTTTGCTTTTGAGACATTTGATACATCAGTAACTAGTAATGGCATAACAACAACACAACAATCAATGCAACCAAGAGACCCATCTTTACAAAATAGAAGAAGAGAGGCCTCTACTTTATTAGGTTTCGTAACAGTGAGTATTTCATAATGGCTATAACTTATACAAATTTTTTAACTCAAGTACGTAATTATACAGAGGTCGATAGTAATGTTTTATCTGATTCATTACTTGATCAATTTATAAGAAATGTAGAGTTAGATATTGCTGGTCAAGTAGATTACGATGATTTGAGAAAATACGCTACTTCAAATACAACTAGCGGTAATAGATATGTTTCGATGCCGAGTGATAATCTAATTCTAAGATCCGTTCAAATTATAAATTCTAATGTAAGAGATTTTTTGGAAAAAAGAGACACTAGTTTTATATCTGAGTTTTCACCTAATGACACAGTTACAGGAATCCCAAAATACTATGCTAGCTGGGATGAGACTAATATCTTATTAGCTCCTACTCCTAATGCAGCATTTCAAATACAAATAAACTATATAAAAGATCCACCTCATTTTGATAGCTCAACAAACACATATTTATCTGAGCACCAAGAGGCAATGTTGCTTTATGGAGTTTTGAGAGAATGTTTTGGATTTTTAAAAGGACCTGAAGATCTATACAAATTGTATTCTGACAGGTATAATCAAAGCATACAAGCTTTTGGTCTACAACAAATGGGTAGACGAAGAAGAGGAGAATACGACAGTGGAGTTCCTCGAATTAAAATACCTTCACCGTCACCATAAAATTAAGGAGATAAAATGGCTATAACAACAAACGCAATTTGTAATTCTTTCAAAAAACAACTTTTGGAAGCTACACATAACTTTAGCAACCCAGGTGGTAATTCATTTAAGTTAGCAATGTATACTAACTCGGCTGCATTAGGAAAATCGACAACATCTTTTACTACTAGCGGACAGGTGTCTTCACCTTCAGGTGGATACACTTCTGGTGGTAAAGCACTAGTAAACACTGGAACATCTTTAGCTACTAACACAGCTATCACAGATTTTGCAGACTTATCTTTCGTAGGTGTTACACTTACAGCAAGAGGTGCTTTAATTTACAACGACACAGCTTCTGGTGATCCAGGAGTAGCAGTATTAGATTTTGGCGGTGATAAAACTGCAACTGCAGGAACTTTCACAATTCAGTTTCCAGCATTTACAACGAGTGCAGCAATATTAAGAATCGCATAATTTAAAAGGAGGTGCCTGCTGTGGCAAACATTATTAATTTGTTTTACATAGCGGGTGCTTCGTTAGGAGTTCTTCATGGCTAATACATGGGGAGCGTTAACCTGGGGACAAGGTGTTTGGGGAGATGCCTCGAGCACATCAGTTCAAGTCACAGGTGTTTCAGCAACAACAACTGTAGCGTCAGCAGAATTTGCAGGAGCAGGTGAAGGTTGGGGTAGACCTGCTTGGAATACAGGTGGTTGGGGTATCACAGGTGATGTATTCTTACAAGGTCAGGGATTAACTTCAAGTTTAGGTTCTGTAACTGCTGAAGGATTAGTAGAAATAGGTTGGGGTCGAGGCGGTTGGGGTAACCGAGCTTGGGGTGAAACTTACTCTGCTGAAGTTACTGGACAAGCAGCTACTTTAAGCATTGGAAACGCAAGTCCAAGTATTGATGTTTCTGTTTCCGTTTCAGGTTTAGATCTTTTAACAATTACTCAAGGTTTAAATTCTATACAAATAGATTCAAGTGTTTTCGTTTTTGTTGGCGAAGACGCAATGACTCTATCACAAGGTTCACAAAGTTTAAGTCAAACAACAGTAGAGTCTCCTGCAACAGCAGGTTTACTAACAGGTTCAGTTGGAAATACTGTAGCTGGATTAAAATTAGAAGTTCCTGTTACAGGAATTGCAGCATCTCTAACATTAGGATCTATTAGTTTACAACAATCTACTGTAGAAACCATAACTCAAAGTCAAGCCTTAGCTTTATCTTTAGGAACTCCTGTCGAAATACCAGGTCAAATAATTGGTGTATCTGGATTATCACTAACATCTGCTGTTGGATCTACGGTTGCTACTGGAACAGCAGTTTTCCCTGTAACTGGTATAGGGTTGACAGCAAATATTGG